CTAGATAAACTGGCTGCTCAGGAAGATGAACAAAAGAGTCGAGAAACTGATTACACAAAAGCAATGGGGTTGCTCGAAGCAGCGGCTGAAAAACATCTCTCAAGCAAAGAACTCGGGGATGTACGGCGAACTATACGCCGGGGTGCCGAAAGAATTAAAGAGCAATCTGAAATATCGTCAGGAACTAATTGAAGCCGCTTACCTCGACCCTTTAGTCGGAGAAGCAATCAGGCAGTTCTGTAAAGACGATATATTGTTTTTCATAAACACTTTCTGTTGGGTGTATGAACCACGTTCTAGGGACGTAATCCCCTTTATTACGTGGGAATTTCAAGATGACTGCATCATGCAGCTTATTGAACACCTTGGCAAAAAAGACGTTCTTATAGAAAAGTCCCGTGATATGGGGGCTTCTTGGATGGTTCTTACCGTATTCTTCTGGCAGTGGTGCTTTCAGCCCTACTCTGCGATGGGACTAGTCTCTCGTACCGAAGACGCTGTGGATAAGTCCGATGATCCAGATACTCTCATGTGGAAGCTGGACTTTCACCTAAAGAACCTTCCGACGTTCCTTCAGCCGGACATGAATAAAAACGACCGCTCAAGCCTTAAATTAAAACAACCAGAGAACGAATCTACTATCGTAGGTTACTCTGCTACGGGAGATGTGGCCCGTGGTGGACGTAAGCTAGCATTCATGATGGATGAACTTGCTGCTTTTAAAGCCGATGACGGTTACGCAGCTTACGCATCTACCCAACATGTTACAGATTGCCGAATAATGCTTTCTACTCCACAAGGAGCAGGAGGTATCTTTTACGAAGTGGCTAACGCTAATTCACCCGATATTGAGGTAATTACCCTTCCTTGGTTCTTACATCCTCATAAGTCAGAGGGTTTGTATAAATCACACAGGAATAAAGGTCTGTACGAGATAGAGGTTTTAGATAAAGAGCAGGATTACGAACACATACTAGACGGAAAGGTACGTTCACCGTGGTACGACCGAGAATGCCGAAGAAGCCCCGTACAACGACTTATCGCTCAGGAATTGGACATCGACTACTCAGGATCGGGAAGTCAATTCTACGACCTGGAATCTTTGAAGAACGGCGAAGATACGTGTATGGAACCATTTCACATAGGAGATATAGACTTTGCACCGGACATCATGGAGCCGGAGTGGGTGTCCTTGGCAAACGGAAGGCTAAAGCTCTGGACCAACTTATTAAACGGTCTTCCTCCTCAAGACAGACGTTATGTAATCGGGTGCGACGTAGCTTCCGGTAAAGGCGGGCCGGGTTCAACAAACCACGCCGCAGCGGTCATTGATATCACCACAGGTTTTAAAGTAGCGGAATTTGCGTGTAACGACATATCCGTATTAGATTACGCAAGATACGTTCGAGCATTGGGTAAATTCTTTAAAGGGATGTACGAAGAAGCGTATTTAATCTGGGAAGATAACGGTCCTGGTGGTGCGTTTGGGTCGCATGTTATTGAGTTTGGATACACGCATTACTTTATGAGAACTAACGAATCCTCGATAAAAAAGAAGAAAACCTTTACCCCAGGGTGGTGGTCTACCCCTCAAACTAAGCTGATGCTTCTGTCAAATCACTCTAAAGCACTTGCTAGCGGAGAGTTCACTGAGAGAAGTCGCCTTTGTATTAATGAGTGTAAGGATTACGTTTATAGTAATCAGAAAGTCGTACACCAGAAATCAATTAACTCCGAAGACCCTGCTCACGGTGGGGACAACCACGGGGATAGAGTCATAGCTACAGCAGTTGCGTGGCGAGCAGTCACAGATAGACCAGCTATAAAACTAAAGAAAACACCAATAAGTGACCTTGCTCCACCGCCGTATAGCTTTGCGGCTAGGAGAAAGAAACACCAAAAGACAATTGAGCAGGAGCCGTCGTGGTAACAATACCTAAACTCCGAGCAGTTATTTCTCAGAACTACAGAAAACTGCAACCCTACCGAAAAAACTCTTATGAAGCTGTAAGGCAATATGTAGGTAGACATTATACGGATGACGGTACTTCTGACCGTGTACCGATGAACTACATCCAGCTTGCTGTTCAAATCTACGGGAGAATGCTTACTTCCCGAATGCCGCAAGTTACAGTTAATACGAAAAACCAAGACCTAAAGCACGTAGCCGCAAGGGCACAAAGACTAGCTAACGCAATGCTTAAAGAAATTGACTTTGGCTCTAAAGTCAGAGAATGGGTCAACGCAGGAATGTTTGGTATGGGCATCCTTAAAGTAGGGTGGGCACAATCGGACATTATGCACTACACCACGGACTTAGGCGAAGAAATGCAGATTCCTGTAGGCAGGACATTTGTAGAGCCTGTTCTTTTAGATGACTGGGTTCAAGACCTTCAATCTAAAGGTAAGCCGTGGGAGCATTGTTCTTTCATGGGTCATAAATACCGAATGGCTCTTGACCAAGCACAAGCGTTTCCTGACTGGAACGAAGACGCAAGAAAGTCTTTGACAGAACTTGTTGAATCTAAAACAACTGAAGGTGGTGATCCAAAGATTGGGACTATCTCTGGAAGCTACAACCAAAACTCAGAGAGCATCCGCCAAGAAGTAGAAATCTGGGAAATCTACCTTCCTGATACGAATGAGGTTGTGACGTTTGCCGCAGATGGAGATTCTTCTGATGACAAAGCTCATTCAAACGAACCGTTGAATATCACTAAATGGGAAGGACCAAAGCAAGGACCGTGTTTTGCAGGCCCATATCATTTCTTAGGATTTGATTGGCCTATTGGTCAAAGTATGCCTGTGCCTCCGGTTGCACATTGGAGGGACGTACATGAACTAGCCAACCAGATTCTTAATAAGAACGCACGCAAAGCACTTAGACAAAAGACGGTGTTTGGTTTTCAGTCTGGTCACGACGAAGATGCTCGACGCCAACGAGAAGCCGGTGACGGGGATATGGTTCAAATGAACGACCCCAACTCTGTTAAGGTGTTTGAGAACCCAGGAATTGACCAGCAGCTAATGTCCTACGGGATGTCCTTAGATAACATTATGGACAAGATTGGTGGAAACCTTTCAGCTTTGGGTGGCTTAGGTCCACAGTCAGAAACCGTGGGTCAAGACCGAATGGCGTTGGGTCAAGCCAACACCCGAGTAGATGATATGCGTAACGAAACCTTTGAAGCGGTTTCCAGCGTATGCAAGAGTCTTTTGTATTACTGGTGGAACGACCCAGTGCAAGATTTTGAAGACGTAGTTCATGTGTCAGATTCTATTCAAATGCCGTTTAATATAGCCGCAGAATCACGGGGAGAGATTTGGCATGAGTTGAATTTTGACGTTCGACCGTACTCTATGCAGCACTCTACGCCTGAACAAAGGGCACAATTCGTATTGGAGTTAGTGAATAACCCCAATATGATGCAGATGTTACAGGAAAGCGGGAAGATGTTTGATATGGATAAAATCATATCACTTCTGTCAGAATACAATAACATTCCTGAGTTGATGGACGTAATCGTAAACCAAGACGGTCAACCTATGATGAGTCAAGGCTCGGTTGGACAAAAACCAGGGTCAAATATGCCGACAAACACCACAAGAACGTATGAGAGAGTAAGCAGGCCGGGAGCAACGGATCGTGGTCAAAATCAAATGATGCAGCAAATGCTAGCAGCCCAAGGTAACCAACAACCCCAGATGAATAGTTGCTCGCCTCAACCTTGAAAAACTACACAACATTACTGAGAAATACGGCGAAAAACTTTTATATGCACTACTGTCTGAAGAAGATGTAACGATTAATGCAGAGCCTTACAACGAAGGCTTAATGGAATTGTTTTTAGAGTTTCCTGAAAGCATGGATAAGCTACCAAGGTTATTTTTAAGCGACAAACTAACAACATTAGGATGGGATATCGGTGAGCGAGATTAACAAACACTATTTGTATAAAGACTCCGATGGTGTATTACGGTGGCATGACCACCCACAAACACAAGTAGTTGGGTCTGCTCCGGCAGAGTATTGGTCTCATAACCTTGGGGTAAACCCAAACCAAATACCAGAGCTTCGTTCACATCTAGAGAAACACGGTCTTGGCAGCACAGAAATACGTGGCGATGGTGCAGTTAAAGTCCGAAGCAATGGACACCGCAACAAGCTGCTAGCGTCGTCAGGTATGCACGACAAAGACGCTTGCTACAGACAAAGGGCCAAATAATGCCAGCTAATT